CGCAAGCCGGACCTGTGCCTGATCGAGGACAAGGGCAGCGGCATCAGCCTGCGCCAGATGCTGGAGCGCGAGGGCATCGAGGCCTACGCCTACAACCCCGGCCGCGCCGACAAGCTGGCGCGCCTGCACATGGTCAGCCACGTCTTCGCCCGCCGCCGCGTGTGGCTGCCGGAGAGCGACAAGTACCCCACCCGCCCGCGCACGTGGGTCGAGCCCCTGCTGGCTCAGCTCTGCGCCTTCACCGGCAGCGGCAGCATCAAGCACGACGACTACGTCGATGCCACGACCCAGTGCGTCCGCCTCATGTTGGACAAGGGCCTCGTGTCGATGGTAAAGGACGCCCAGCGGGATAGGGACGATCCGCCGCGCAAACCCGTAACCAACCCCTACGCCGCATAGGACTGATCATGGACGAAGACGAATACGGCGAGATGGTTGAGATGCCCGAGGACGACACCGACGTGGAGGACACCGAGGACGGTGGCGCCATCGTGCGGATCAATGACGAGGAGGCGGCGCGCAGCGATGACTTCCTCGAGAACCTCGCCGAGACGCTGCCGGACACTGAGTTGTCCGCCCTTGCCTCGTCGCTGGTCGAACTGATCAGCCGCGACAAGGAGGCGCGCAAGAAGCGCGACGAGCAGTACGAGGAGGGCCTGCGCCGCACCGGCCTCGCCGACGACGCGCCCGGCGGCGCACAGTTCCAAGGCGCCAGCCGCGTCGTCCACCCCATGATGGTCTCGGCCACGGTGGACTTTGCCGCGCGCGCCATGAAGGAACTGTTCCCGCCCAGCGGCCCGGCCAAGGACTTCATCCCGGGCGAAGTGACGCCCGACAAGGTCAAGAAGGCCAAGCGCAAGGTGGCGCTGATGAACTGGCAGCTCACGGTGCAGTGCACCGAGGCGCGCGCCGAGATCGAGCAGATGCTGACGCAGGTGCCGCTGGGCGGGGCGCAGTACCTCAAGCTGTCGTGGGACAACACGCGCAACCGGCCGGGCTTCCTGTTCGTCGCCATCGACGACATGCTGCTGCCCTACGCCGCCACCAGCTTCTACACGGCGCAGCGCAAGACGCACGTGCAGTACATCACGCAGGTGGACTACGAGCAGCGCGTCAAGGCAGGCATGTACCGCGACGTGGACCTCACCGCGCCGAGCATGGAGCCCGAGCCCAGCATCGTGCAGAAGGCCAACGACAAGATCGAGGGCCGCAGCGACACCAGCTACAACGAGGACGGCCTGCGCACCGTCTACGAGACGCACGCCCTGCTGCGCATCGACGGCGACAGCATGGCCGAGGGCGATCTGGCGCCGTACATCGTCACCATCGACAAGACGAGCAGCAAGGTGCTCGCGATCTACCGCAACTGGGACGAGCCGGACGAGAGCCGCGAGGAGCTGGTCTGGTTCATCGAGTTCCCCTTCGTGCCGTGGCGCGGGGCCTACCCCATCGGCCTGCCGCACATGATCGGCGGCCTGAGCGCGGCCGCCACTGGGGCGCTGCGCGCCCTGCTGGACAGCGCGCACATCAACAACGCGCCGACCATGCTCAAGCTCAAGGGCGGATCGCGCGGCGGCCAGTCGCTGAACATCCAGCCCACGCAGGTGGAGGAGATCGAGGGCGGCCTGAACGTCGATGACGTGCGCAAGCTGGCCATGCCGCTGCCCTTCAACCCACCCTCGCCGGTCCTGTACCAGTTGCTGAGCTTCCTCGTGGACGCGGGCCAGAACGTCGTGCGCACCACGCTCGACAGCATCAGCGACGGCAACCCCAATGCGCCGGTCGGGACCACGCTGGCCAACCTTGAGCAGGGTATGGTCGTCTTCAGCGCGATCCACGCCCGCCTGCACGACGCCATGGGCCGCATGCTCAAGGTGCTGCACCGCCTCAACGGCATGTACCTCGACGATGAAGAGACCGAGGAGGAGGTCGGCGAGGACATCGCCAAGCGCGAGGACTTCGAGGGCCCGATGGACGTGGTGCCCGTCAGCGACCCGAACATCTTCAGCGAGGCGCAGCGCTTCGCGCAGGTGCAGGCCGTGGCGCAGCGCGCGCAGATGCTGCCGCAGCTCTACAACCAGCGCAAGGTCGAGGAGCGCATCCTCGACACGCTCAAGATACCCGACGCCGACAGCCTGCTGAACCCGCCGCAGCAGCCGCAGGAGCTGAACGCCGTAGCCGAGAACGTGGCGGCCAGCTTGGGCAAGCCGGTCACGGCCTTCCCGGAGCAGGACCACATCGCGCACCTCAAGACGCACCTCGCCTACATGCGCAGCCCGGCCTTCGGCATGAGCCCGCTGATCGCGCCTGCCTTCCTGCCGGTGATGCTGCAGCACCTGAAGGAGCATATCGCCATGTGGTACGCCAGCAGCGTGCTGGCCGTGACGAGCGAGGCGGCGGGCATGGACATCAGCGAGGACATGAAGCACATCAAGGGCGACCACGAGGCGCGGCGCGCCCTCGACCGCGCACTGGCCGAGGCCGCCTCGCTGGTGGTGGAGGAGGGCGACAAGGTCTTCGGCCAGATGCCTGCCGTGATCCAGCAGGCGCAGCAGATGATGCAGCAGTTCGCCGCGCCGCAGCCCATGGACCCGACGCAGGCCGCCATGCAGGCCGCGCAGATGCAGAACCAGACGGCGCAGGCCAAGCTGCAGCTCGACGGGCAGAAGGCCCAGCAGACCGCGCAGCTTGGGCAGGCAAAGCTGCAGCAGCAGATGGCGCTGCAGCAGCAGAAGGAGCAGGCCGAGGATCAGCGCACCGTGGCCGAGCTGCAGGCGCGCATGCAGATGAATACAGCCGACAACGCCACGGCGCTGGAACTGGCAACGGCGGAGATCACTTCGGGCGAGAAGATTGCGGTCAGCACAGGAACGGGTATAAACCCAAACCCATGAACCGCATATCACTCAAAGAGGCCGCAGCCGCCGGTCTTGCTCGCTATTTCACGGGCGAGCCTTGCAAGCACGGTCACGTGGCCGAGCGTCGCGTTCGTGACCGGAGTTGTACTGGCTGCGACCGTGCCAAGCGCGCGCGCCACTACTACGCAGACCGCGAGACGTATCTGGCCAAGCAGCGGCTGCGGCAAAATGAGAACCGCGAGAACACGCGTGCTGCATCGCGGGCATGGAAGGCCCGCAACACTGCGCGGGTCGCTGATTACATGCTGGCCTACCGCCAAACATATCGAGAGGCTTTAGCCGAAGCTGATGCTATTCGGCGCGCGGCGGACCCCGATAAATACCGCGACATCCACAGGCGGTGGGTGCTTGATAATAACGGGGTGAAGAACGCGCACACTGCTGGGCGGCTGGCTCACGTAAAACGAGCCACACCTAAGTGGCTCACCCCCGAAGACCGGCAAGCCATCATCAGCATCTACGAGATGGCGGCGCGGATCAGCCGCGAAACCCGCGTCCCACACCAAGTGGACCACATAATCCCCTTGCGGGGAGTTACGGCATCGGGGCTACATGTTCCCGGCAATTTGCGGGTTATCACGGCAGTAGAGAACGCGCGCAAAAAGAACAAGGTGCTGCCAGAACTCATGGAAGGAATTGCACATGGCTGAGAACAACGCGAAGAGCGCCGCCCCGAGCGGCAAGGTGTCGAAGCAGGGCGGCGAGGCCGTCAGCCAACACAAGAAGATGGCCATGGGCGAGATGCCCAAGGTCGGCGGCGGGCCGAAGACCCCGGCGTGAGGATCGAGAGCTTTCTCCAGCGCTTGGAGACGGCGCAAGCTGAGCTTGCGAAAGAGGCGCTGGAGAGACCCACAGGCAAGGATAGCTTCGACTACGGCCGCGCCGTCGGCATGTATGCGGGGATTGAACTGGCCAAGACTACGCTGATCGAGATGGTGTCCGAGCACGAGCGCAAGGGCTACGATCTCTGAGAGGAGCACACATGCAGGACTACGTACTGAACAAGGTGACATTCGACTACGGCAGCCTCGACGAGGCATTCCCGCCGGTCGAACCCGGCGTGCAGCCCTTCGGCTCACGCGTCATCGTGCAAATCCGCACAGCCAAGAGCAAGACGGCTGGCGGCATCATTCTGCCCGAGGACACGCAGGAGACCGAGCGTTGGAACACGCAGGTCGCCAAGGTCGTGGCCGTGGGCAGTCTGGCCTTCCACAACCGCAACACCATGCAGCAGTGGCCCGAGGGTTCGTGGTGCGAAGTCGGCGACTTCGTGCGCGTGCCCAAGTACGGCGGCGACAAGTGGAGCGTGGAAATGGACGGCAAGGAGGTGTTGTTCGTGATGTTCAACGACCTCGACCTGCTGGGGCGGATCACTGGCGATCCGCTGAGCATGAAGGCCTACATCTGAGGAGAATGACCGTGGCTGATACCATTACCGAGAATGACGGCGACGAGTTCGACATCATCGAGACCGATACCATCCCCGCCGCTGGCGAGGACGCGGGCGCTGATGACGCGGACGACGGCGACGAGACGGATGACGAGCGGCTTGCCGACAGTCAGGACGACCTCGACGACGACATCGACGAAGGCAAGACCAAGAACCGGCAGAAGCGCGTCAAGCGGCGCGAACTGCAGCGCCGGGCAAAGGAGAACGCCGACCGCGAACTGGAGTTCCTGCGCCAGCAGAACGCCGAGATGCTGCGCCGCCTGCAGGCGGTCGAGGGTCACGCGATCAACAGCAACGAGCAGACTATCGACGCGCGCTACCAGCAAGCCATGAACGAGGTGCGTCAGGCTGAGCACATCATGGCTCGCGCTGCCGAGGCGGGCAACGGTGACGATATGATCGCCGCCATGCGTATCCGCGACGAGGCCATGTCGGCCGCGCACCAGTTGCAGGCGCACAAGCAGCAAGTGGCTCAGGTGCGCGAGCAGGTGGCCAAGCCGCAGATCGATCCGCGCGTGACGAACTACGCGGCAGAGTGGATCGGCGCCAATCCGTGGTACGACCCGAACGGGCGTGACGAGGACAGCCGCATCACGAAGGCCATCGATGACGGCCTCGTGCGTGAGGGCTACAACCCGGCCTCTCGCACGTACTGGGAGGAGCTGACGCGGCGCGTCGCGGCCCGCGTGGGCGACGGTGACACGGGCGACGCACGGCCCAAGCGCCGGGCCCCGCCGACCGGGAACAGCCGCGAGCACGCGCCCGCCAGCACCCGCAAGGAGGTGTACGTGACACCCGAAAGAAAGGCTGCTATGATGGAGGCAGGCATCTGGGATGATCCCGCCGCGCGGAACCGGGTGCTCAAGGCGTATCAGGAATACGACAAACAAGGTTCGGCTCGCTGAATTGAACGGAGTGAGACAACATGACTGAAGACTTTTCTGATGATCGCCTGAAGAAGGACATCGGTGCTGCTCGGCGCAGCCGTGGATCGGAGGACCGTCAGGCCACCGAAAACCGCACGGTGAGCGAGGACGACCGGCTGGAGATGTTCCGCATGCAGATGTACAACGATGCACTTCCTGATCTGCCGAACATGCCCGGCTATCATGTGTGCTGGCTCACGACGACAAACCCGCGTGACCCTATCCACCGCCGCGTTCAACTCGGATACGAGCCGGTCAAGGCGGCGGAAGTCCCGGGAATGGAGTATGCCTCGATCAAGACGGGCGAATGGTCCGGCCTGATCGGCGTCAACGAGATGATCGCGTTCAAGCTACCCGAAAGCCTGTACCAGCGCTTTATGCGGGAAGCTCACTACGACGCTCCGTTGCGTGAGGAAGACAAGCTCGAAGAGACCGCGCAGCTTATGCGCGATCAGGCGGAGCGGTCTGGCAGCAAGTTGATCGAGGGTGACGGCATGGAGGACATGTATCGTTACGCGCCTTCGCAGGGGACTTTCTCTTGAGCGGGCTTCACCCCACCATCTAAGGAACTAGGACATGCCCAGTACCGCATCTCCGTACGGCCTTATCCCCGTGAACCATCCGTCGGGCGTCGTTCGCCCGTTCGCGATGACCATCACGTCGGCATACGGCACGACCATCTACCAGAACCAGCCGGTTGCCGTTGACGCGACGAACGGCACCATCGTCGCCGCCGCCGTGGGCGCCGCCTTCATCGGCAGCTTCCAAGGCGTCGAGTTCACCGATACCGACGGTCGCCGCCGCGTGTCGAACAAGTGGACTGCCTCGACCTCGGCCACGGACATCGTCGCCTACGTGACCCTCGACCCGACGATCACGTACCAAATCCAGAGCAATGCCGCTCTGGCCCTGACGGACATTGGCTCGCAGTACAACACGACTGCGATCACCAATGGCAACGCCACCACCGGCCTGTCCACGATGGCGCTGGATACCGCGACCGTGACGACCAGCGGCGTGGCTCAGCTCCGCTTCATCGGGATCAACCCGGGTCCGAACAACAACTATGGTGACACCTACGTCGATGCGCTGGTCCAGATCAGCAAGCATCAGAACGTGGCCACCGTGAACGCCTACTAAGGAGGGCTGAACAATGGCTATGCCAATGCGGAGTACTGACTTCCGCTCCATCGTCGAGCCGATCCTGAACGAAGAG